ATTTTTGCAGCCATTGGTTATATGGCTCCTTACAAGATAGTCTATCCGTTAAATGGTGTAAAACATCCCCATCTAAAAAAATCGCCACATGATTCAAACCATTCGCCAAAATCGACATAAATAATAAATCGCCATTTTTTAATTGTTCATCATTTTTTAATTCTCTAAAACCTGTAGCTTCTGCGCATCTTTCAAACATAGGGTCGTTAATAAATTCTTCAGGGGTTGTTGGTCTTTCCCAATCTCTTAGTTCTATATTTAATTTTTCTTTGTAGTATCTGCGAACAAGTGACCAACAATCAGAAACACCCCAAACCCAAGGCTGACCGATCAAATCTGGTTTATAACCGCAAGGCTCATAATAACCCCACGTTTCGGTTTTTGGATTGACTATATGCCACGGAAGATTGCTTTCTTCGCAGCTTATCTTATCGGCTTCTGAAGCAACAGCAGGCGTAACAGGATGACTATGAATTATTGCTGTAATATCTCCTGTGTTATCTGCCCTTACATAATCTTCGGGGTCGATTATGAAACATTGATGCGCTGTCATTGATAAATTACGACAAGGAAAATATTCTTCTTTTCCGCGAATATTTAACAAAAGACCGCAAGACTCTTTTGGGTCTTCTTGTTTTGCGTGTTCAAGTGCTTTATCCTTCCAAATCATTGATTAAAAGTTCCAATACTAGGAAAAATATTTCTAGTTGCCTGACGTTTTGGCGCTCTTACTCCAACGAGATCAAAAACAGCGGCAAGTTCAAAAGTTACAACTTCACGATTTTCTGATGATTTTCTATCAATTACATATTGTTCAAGCGGAAATTCCGCTGTCGGGTCTGGGGTTCCCAACGGGTTAGTCTGGGAACCTGAAGTTGTTGTCGTTGTTTGTGTTGTAGTATTTGGATTATTCATCGTGATTGTATTTCCCATCGCGTTCCCGTGAATCGTGCAATAATATCTCAAATCTGAAGGCGCATCTGGATAAGGCGGTTGAAAAGTAACTGTTGCGCCTGAATAACCGGGGCTATAACCTGAAGCTGAAACTCCTGTTGTATAAGAACCACCGCTGTCTGATTTAAAACGTAAAGGATGGCCTTGATTGCTTGAATCCTCTTGATTAAATATATATGTTGACCCCCGCTTCATTGTAATAACAGGATTATTTGTACCATTTAAAAGAAATATATTTATGCCGCCGACATTTGCAACTGTAACTGTATAAGTGACAGTTTCGGCATCTGCGGGGTCTGCAATAGTTGTTGTTGTTGAAGATGTTGTCGTTTCTACTGGAAAATTTACAGCGTCAAGAAATCTTGCAAGTGTTCTTTTGCGTTGTACTACAGCGCCAGTTAAATCATTGCCGTTGAAGTGCTGATTGACGTTTTGTAAAAGGGCTGAAACAAAACCGAAAGCGTTGCTGATTGTCAGAGTTGGGCGTGGAATCTGTCCGCGTTGATATGCAAAACCTGTTGCTTCAACAGGAAATCTTAAATAAGAATTACCCTGCCAAACGATTTCGCCGTTTGCGTTCAAAGATGTTCCCGCATGAAATCTATAAGTCTGGGCGCTGCCGTGTTGTGCGACATTTGTTGTAAGTACAAATAATTCAATAACAGCGCTAGGATTTGCCTTTTGTAAATCGCTAATTATTGGGGCTGTACTCATGCTTCGAAGACCTCCCTAAATGTTGCATCAATAATGGCTCTATTGTTGTATGGAATAGATTTAGACCACCTTTCGCAAACAAATTTCTGTGAAGACGTTTCGCCGGGTGCTGTAAAATCAAAACTTTCTGTTCCGCCACGGGCGTCAAGAAAGGTTTCTATTTCGTCAGATTGCGTTTCAGTTACGTTAAAAGATAAATTATAGACTTTAGGATTTTGATGTTGAGCCAATCCAAAAACAATACGATGTTCAAACCCGTCTTGAAATCTAATCGTCCGCGCTCTTGGCCTGCTTCTTTTGCTGAAGCCAGAATATGTCGGTGTGATGCTTGGAAAAGTTGCCATTATGCTAATAAACCTCCCGGACGTTTTTGTTTGATAAGTTCAGTTTGAATTGCTGTTGCAAGTTGACGTCCAAGCGCTTGCGCTTCGCCTGTATCGCCATCAACTGTTGATTCGTTTGCATCAACATTAACAGTAATATTAGTGACACCGCCACCGCCAAGCATATGATTCGGCGTGACAAATCCACCTCTTGCGGGCGTAAATAGCTCCGGCCCATTTTCTCCTACAAGTGAAGGTCTACCGCCGGGGATATAACCACCATTTGCCGCTGTCATAATCGGGGAAGCGGGTAAAGCGCCAGTTTTACCACCGCCACCAAATATTCCAATACCGAAGACATTTCCTAAAAGTGTATTTATTCCAAGTCTTAACAAAGATGTTGCAATATCATTTAAAATTGCTTTCGCAGCTTCCCCAAGACTTTTTGTTCCTTGAATAGCACCGACCAAAGCATCAGTAATACTTGAAGCAATGTCATCGCCTATTTTTCTGAAAGCATCATTTAATTTTTTTGCTTCTTCTACGTTTTGCTTAATTAATACACCTTTTAATCTTAAATTCGTATTAGTTTCTTGTAATCTTATTAATTCTTCGAGCTGTTCCCCTTTAAATTTATCTTTTAATTCTGCTATAGCCAATTCATGTTCTTTTCTAATTCTTGCTTCTTCCGTAAGTTCTTTTTCTAATATATTGTTTTTTTCTAAAGCGCTGTTTGCTTCTCTAAGTCTTTTGGCCGCCGTATCAAATTCTTTTGCCAATTGTTCAGCTTTTGCATTTTTAAATCTTTCTTCTAGTAGCAGAAGTTTTTTCTCTAATAAACCAATTTCATGTTCCAACATATGAGTACTTCCTACACCATGTAAAATTTCTGCAAAGAAATCTGTCACAAAGTTTTTTTGTTTTAGTTTTTCTTCTAATTTCGTAATTTCTGCGGTTACATCTAAAATTTGTTGCTTAACTTCTGAAACACTTCCCTCTTCTATTACTCTATTGAACTCCTTTTGTGCATTAATAACTTTTAAAATTTCTGTTGCTAAAGCCGCAAACGCAATTACCGCAAGACCAACTCCAGTTTTAGCAAGTGCAACTTTAAATGCTGTAGCAGCGGCGGCGGCTTTTGTAAAAGAAGCGCCTGTCAATAAGGCCATTGAAGAAGTTGTTGACAAAGTTCCATTTGTAACAGCTGAAACAAGAGCTAAAGCCTTGAAATGTCCGACAAGAGTTAATATTTGCACTTGAGCAAAAGAACTTGCAATTGTGACTGCTTTAACAGCCGCGGCAATTCCAATAAATGCAAAAGTAACTGTTCCCGCTTCACTATCAACAAATGACACAATTCCTTTAATCAATGCCGTTGTTCCTTTCGTTAATGCCAAAACAGCAGGCAATAATTTATCGCCAAGTGTTAATTGAAGTTCAAGAACAGCGTTATTAAAAGATTTAAATACTTCAGCAGGGGAAGCGGCCATGATTTCGCCAATTTTGTCTGCGCCTTCATCTGCCGATTTTGCTAATGCTCTTAATAAAATATCAGAAGTAAGTAAACCTTTTGATGCAAATTCTTTAAGTTTACCCGTTGAGATTCCTGTTTCTTTAGATACAGCCTTCAACAACCCCGGAACCTGTTCAGATATACTTCTAAATTCATCCCCTTGTAATCGTCCAGAACCTAAAGCCTGTGCTAATTGCGTAAATGCGGCACTAGCTTCTTGCGCGTTTAGTCCACCTAACTTTGCAACAGTATTGAAGCCCATAAAAGTTTTTTCAATATCAGCTAAAGAAACGCCGAGGGGTCTTAATCTTGCAAAAATATCTGTTATTCCTTGTGTTGCTTCAACGATTGATAAGTTAAATTTATCTTGCGCTTTTCTTACTAATTCTTGTGCTTGTGCAAATTCGCCAAATTCAGACGTCAGCACTTTCATTCTTAACTGCAAAGCCTGAAAGTCTGAAGCCGCACTAATAGCTTGTTTAGCAAGTAAAGTTACACCAACACCCGCCAACGCTGTTTTAAGTCCACTTACGGCGCTATTTAATTTTTGTGTTTGTGTTTGTACACCTCTTAATGCTCTTTGCGCTTGTGTAGCATCAACCGTAAGTTTTACATTAGACTGTGCCACAAATCAACAAAACCTTTTCTTATATATTACCTTCTATTTGCTCTTTGGCGATTTAATTCTCTTTTTTCTCTTTCATTTTTAACTTCATAATATGCAGCCCAATATATCAGTTCTTCTTCTGTAATCAAAGAACGTAATTCTTTTATAGTTTTGCCTAATTCTGTTGCGAGAAAAAATTCAAAATTTATCCAATTATCTCGCGATATTATTTTTTTGCTGTATCAACATTTAATTTAATATCAAACATGAATAATTCAATTTCGTTCAATACATTTTCTGGAAGTTCTCTTTGAAGGTTGGGCGCATCTGCGGGCGCAAATGCTTTTGTGCCATCTTCTAATTCTGCATTTTTACAAAGAAGATATGTTGATATTGTCAAAGCATCATCTGTATTTGCCGCACTTTGAGCGCGAACACGATCATCCCTTGTTAAAGGCTTAAAGTATAAATCGACAATTTTTTCGCCGTTTTTATTTTTAAATTCGTATTTTCTTCTGGCTGTCATCTGATCTTTATAAGAATCAGTTAACAGGTCAATAGTTCTTTTTTGCATTGGTTGATTAGTTGACTAATAAACTCAATGTATCAGATAGCGCTTGTTATGGTACCGCTTGTTATAAAACTGATATTTATTACTTGAACTTCGCCAAGTGTTGCGCCATATTCTGCGTTTGTGATAATCCCCGC